ATTCTAAGAGTTGAATTAGTAATTCATTTTTTCTTTGTTCATCCAAACTTAATGATGTAGGATGTCCTTCTTGAAACAAATAGATTCTTCGTAGCTCTGTTCCAAGATGAGCAAAAGAAACTCCAGGTAATGTATCAGGAATTTTGTAATTGTCTGGTACTTCTTTTACTGTCCATTTATAATTAGGATGAAATGCATATTCTAAAACTTTTACAAGGGTAGGAGAAAGATTTTGTTCTATTACTTTTTTCCTATCTGCTTTTGTTTTAGCTTCTTCAAATTCATCAAATATCTCATATATATTTTTCATTAAAATTCCTCAATAACGTCCATCAGATTCTTCAGTCGGTTCTCAATAAAGTAATTCAACAGCTTACTTCTAGGAGCAGGTTTTGTTTCTTCATAAGTATTTATGATTTTCTCCTTTATATCACCTGGTATTAAAGACAGGTCAATTAGGAGTTGATTGCGGGTAAAGCCAGTATTTGCTACAGATTCATAGTTGCTGTAATGCTCAGATAGAAATTTATCTAGTTTTCCTTTTGTAATAGGAGTCTGGCGTTTATCTAGAACAAAACAATCCGAAGGAGACAAGATATTTGGTATACCATCGCCTTTGTCGTACTGTTATATGCTTGAAGTTGTAAGAAATCACCATCACTAGAAAGAATCAAGATATTTTCATGCATGATATGACGAGGAACTAATGTGCCTATAATGTCATCAGCCTCGGCTCCTTCAACATCGATTACTTTGTATGGAAAGTTTTCTCTCAATTCTGTTTTGAGTTTTGACAGAATGTCAAAGATTAGGTGCCAATCTAAATCCGACTTCTCACGGGCTTTTTTACGACCTGCTTTGTAGAAAGGAAAAATAGATTTTCGCCAATAGTTACGATTATCGCAACATAAGACAACTTCGCCATATTCTTTAAATTTATTGGTATGAGTTCTTAGAACATTCAATACCATATGGCGAACAAGTCCTTCTTCCAGCTTGACATTTTTTTGTGATGCAAGTTGTGCCATAATGCCAGACAACAGTACTTGGTTGAGATCAATTAGTATCATGATAACACTCTATAGTTAGGAAACTACAGTCTACTCTGTTTTCTTCAATTTGTCAAATATATTTTGGATAAAATCACTAGAAGTTATTTTTTTAGCAACTTATATATTTACTAAATCTTTGAATTCCATCTTCAAATGTTAAAAATGTGTTTGTATGTTTATCAAATAACAAAAACCCAACGACATAACATAAAGAATCACTGGTGTTTACAAATTTGTGTGGTATACCAACGTTGATTATATATTCACCTGTCATCTCTCTCTCATACACTTGAGTAACGGTTTCAGGTCTAAAGACACGAATGCGTTGATCTTCGAATTCGGGAAGAGGATCAAACCATTTTAATGTTCCGGTGCCACCAAAAAATATATCAAGTTTACACACACTTTTTAGTGTAGGCTCGTCCATATGAATTTTTATATCTGCTCCCGGGACAAATATAAAGTACTCATTGTAAACAGGATAGACCTCACATGAATCCATAAAATCCAATAATCTCTTATCGATAACATCGTATTTACGATTTGTCATAAATTGATTGCGAATAGGATCGGCAAATTTTGGGTGTTCTATATCAAATGGAATAGATATAGGCCGATAATATCTGTTATCAATCAAAACATTTCCTCCAACAAAACTTTAGTCTATTTCCTTCAATCGTTCAAACATATTTTGGATAAAATCATTGGAGGTAGTTGTTTTTTTAGCAACTACTCCATAGAAGTCACATTTTATCATTCTAGAAATATACTCTAGAGGTTCTGTTAAAATGGCTTCAAATAGGTCAGGATCTACAGGATTTCCTTTGTTGTCTTGTTTGAATAGAACGATATGATACATGTTTCCCATATTACAGGCATCAATATCTTCACCGGGTGTTTTGTATTTTGCTGCCTCTACTTTCACCATATCTTCTTCTGGACCAGGCATGAAAAAGAGTGCATCAAAATGATCATCCTTGAGTTCTCTCAGAAAGTCTAGCATTGTATCCTTTAATATGTGATTTTCTAACTCTTACCATTATCCATACGTTGTAGTAATCTTCACTTTCCATCACACCACGAACGAACTGTTCCTTCGCTTCAAGATATCCACATTCACCTTTTGTTTTGCATAGATGTAGAATCTCTCTAGAAAAGTTTTCTTCTCCATGTAGTTTAACATCATTTACAAGTTCTGTGTTAGAACCATAGTAAGTTTGCCAATCACTTGGTACTTTCACTTTCTTTTTCTTACCTTTGACTTGTTTGGTTTTGGCAGAGTAAAAAAATTTCTTGCCTATATATTTTCTTTTATTCGTGAGATTAGTAATCTCGTAAACGAATCCGTAATTATCACCAATCAAGCCTTCAGTAAAATCTTCGTTATTATATTTCCAATTTAATTCCATTCTTCATCATCTTCAGAGTCCTCATCTTCTATATATTCTTCTTCAATTTCTTCAATGAGTTCTCCACAAAATGGACAATGTTCTGGATATTCTTGAGACACAAATTCCTCAGTATAGTTAATTTGATATGATGATTCGCAGTTGTGACATTCTGCTGTTATTATTTTGTCGTTCATTTTGTTTCCTTAGTGTGCCCAAACATCAGCCCAATCCCCAGAGAGTGCTCCTTTTGCATAATCAGTTGCTCTATTCTCAAAGAAGTTGGTGTGTGTTGGTGCATTAATCATTTCTTCTACCCAAGGTAGAGGATTTCTTTTTACTTTAAAGATTCCTTTTAGTCCTAGACTAATCAATCTTCTATCTGCAATGTAACGAATATATTTTTTCACATCTTCAGCAGTCAGTCCTTCCATTTCATTTACACTAAAAGCTAAATCAATAAACTTATCTTCAAGTTCAACCATTCTTTCTGCAATCGTATAAATCTTTGATTTTAGATCATCATTCCAAATTTCTTTATTTTCTTCAACATAAGTTCTAAACAACTTAATCATAGACTCGCAATGTTGTGTCTCATCTACAATCGACCATGTTACAATCTGACCCATACCTTTCATTTTACCGGTGCGAGGGAAGTTAAGTAACATGATAAAGGAACTGAATAGTTGCATCCCTTCGGTGAAAGCAGAGAATACTGCAATATGAGTAGCAGTAGAAGTCCTATCACCATTCTGTGAGCTAAGATCAAGAATATAATCATGCTTTTCACGCATCTCTGCATATTCCAAGAATTCATTGTATGTTGTCTCCGGTAACCCTAGTGTTTCGATAAGATGAGAGTATGCTGCAATGTGTAATGCTTCTCTTGCAGCAAAACCAGCTAACATCATTCTTATTTCAGGCTGAGGGAAATGAGGTAAATAATTATTAACATAGCCACCTGCAACATCAATGTCACCCTGAGTAAAAAATCTGAATATATGAGTGAGAAACTTTTTCTCAGAATCAGTAAGCTTCTTTTT